GAGGCTCAGAGCAACTGGCTGGATGGCGTCACGTCTGCGTGGGAGAACTACCGCGACACGGCCACGGATTATCAACAACAGGCTGCCGATTTCACCACGCAGACACTGGACGGGCTCACATCTGCTGTAGGAGACGGCATCGCTTCGATGATCATGGACGGCGAGAGTCTTGCCGATGTTTTCAAGAACATCGCGCAGACGATGGCCACAAGCATCATCAATGCCCTCGCGCAGATGGCCGCCCAATGGCTGGTCTATCAGGCGGTGCAACTGGTGAGCGGGAAAGCTGCTCAGGCTAGCGCCGCCTCTACTCTCATCGCGAACGCACAAGCAACTGCCTTCCAGGCTCAACTGGCGGCATTTGCGAGCACCGCTGCAATCCCAATCGTAGGCCCGCTGTTGGCTCCGGCGGCGGCTGCTTCGGCTGCCGGCATCACCGCTCCAATGGTTGCCGGAGTTGCTGCGTCCGCCCTTGCTGGCATGGCTCACGATGGCATTGATGATGTTCCGGAGACCGGCACCTGGTTACTCCAGAAGGGCGAGCGGGTAACGACCGCAGAGACAAGTGCAAAGCTAGACCGGACGCTTGACGACGTTCGGTCAAACCAGGGACAGAGCGGGAATACCACCGTCAACATCGTGGAGAACAAATCCCGTGCAGGCCAGGTGGAGCGCCGGAGAGATGGGCGACAAGAGTTCCTGGAAGTGTTCGTGGCTGACATCAATGGCGACGGCCCGGCATCCAGAGCGATTGCCCAGGCATTCGGAATTCGAAGGAGCGGGACATGAAGCAGTACCCAAATATCTGCCCGCCTCAGCGGGAGGGCTATGGGCTTACCCCTGTTAGCCCTCTAATCCGCACGGAGATGCAGACGGGGAGGGCGAGGCAGAGGCGTCACTTCACCGCTACTCCAACTATGGCAAGCGTCAGGTGGAGGCTCAACGACAGTGAGGCAATGCTGTTTGAGGCATGGTTTCGTGATGTTCTAGTGGATGGTTACCACTGGTTCGAATGCCCGCTAAAGACGCCGGAGACTCCTGATGGTTTGCGTGCGTATGCCGCCAGATTCACCGACATCTATGACGGTCCAAAGCTGGTCAGCGGCAGTATCTCGCTCTGGGATTTCACCGCCACACTGGAGTTGCGTGAGCGCCCCGTCATCGATGCTGGGTGGGCCGAGATTCTGCCCGAGTACATCCTCCTCGCGGATATCTTCGACATCGCAATGAACAGGGAGTGGCCGCGCATGGCGACGGCTCTTGAGCGGTTCTATGCATCGGATGGGCCGGATCTTCCGATTGCAACGATCGAAATTACTCGGCCCTCCAGGCCCGATCCGATCCTCATCTGTCAGGGGTTCAAAGACCTGACCTGCATGACAGAAGACGGACGGCTACTGACATTCATCGCTGGCGCTATCGACGTTTCGATCCCGAAGCGCGACAACAGCGGGAACCAGAACGTTGGCTTTGCGATCGACAACGTGACTGGCTTTGCTCAGCAATATATTGCCGAGGCCATCGACGCCGGAGAGCCGGTCACGCTTGTCCTGCGAATCTACCTCGAAAGCGACCTGACTGCGCCGGCCGAGCGGCCGTATCGGATGCGCGTGAAAGGGGTCGACTTCGAAAGCCTCTCTGTCCAGGTAGAAGCCGGCTACTACGACCTCATCAACACCGCCGCGCTGCGCCACATCTACAACGTTAGCGAGTTCCCTGGCCTCAAATACTGGCCCTGACCCCATGCCGAACAGATACCTCACCGCCATCTATACCGAGGGCGGACGGGCCCTGCCGTGCCTTGACTGCTGGGGCCTGACGCTCATCGCGCGGGTTGAGTTGTTCGGGCTGCCGATGCTGACCGACTTCGGCGGTGTCACGCGGCGCACCCCGGTTTCGATGCAAAGGGCGTGCGATACGGAGATCCAGCGCGCGCTCGAGCAATGCGAGCCAGGACCTGGGGTCATCGCCACGGCCTACAGAGGGCGGCTGCTCGATCACGTAGGTCTGCTGGTTGAGGTGGATGGACGCCTCCGGGTTCTCGAAATCAACCCGGGAAGCGGGGTTTCACTCACCCCGCTCCAGAAGTTCTCCGACAAATACTCCAAGGTGGTCTTCTACCGTGATCGAAATCTACCCATCGCTCCTTGACGGAGAACCGCTGGAGCGGCATCCGATCGGCCGCAGGATGACGATTCATTCCTGGCTGACCGCGAATTCGCCTGGGTACCGCTGCCACGACGTCCACCCGTTCTCTATCGGTGTTGTCCCCGCTGAGGTTGCGCTCTGCGATGACCTCACCGACAAGCAGAAAAAGGCCCATGAGGAGTTCATCCATCCCGGTGAGTGGGCCGAGCGCATCATCGACCGCGGCGACATTGTGAGGATCTACAAGCTCCCGCGCGGGACTGATCCGTTCACGATTACTGCGGCCCTTTTCAAGGGGGCGCAATCGGTTTTTCGGATGCTCATGCCTCAATTGCCCGGCATGCCGACGAACCCCGGGCAGGGCGCGTCGCTTTCTGAAACCAGCGCGCGCGGGAACAAGGTAAAACTCGGCGATGCGATCCGCGAAGTCGCTGGCCGTCGTCTGATTTATCCAGACTACATCCTGCCGCCCCGGAATTATTTCGCCGGTCCGCGTGAGCAGTGGACCGAAATGCTCCTGTGTATTGGCCGTGGTCGGTTCCAGATCGCCGAAGGGGCAGCGAAAATCGGTGACACGTCGTTCCTGGCACTGGGCGCTGATGCCTCTTTCCAGATTTTCGAACCAGGGCAGAACGTCAGCGGGCACCCGGCATCGGTCTGGTGGCACCTGGTTGAGGAAGTTGGTGCGAGCTCAACTGGTAATGCCGGCCTGGACCTGACCGAGAGCTCCAATCTCACCCCGAACCCGTCGGCAACTACGTTCACGTTTTCCGGAACGAACATCATCATTTCTGCCGGAGCCGGGTCGTTCCCCTCTGACTGGGTTGCGGGGACGATCCTGCGGGTTGAGGCGATGTACCCCTATTCGGTGAACGATGGCGGCGGGACGAATCGCGACGTCGTGACGGGGGATATCGCTCAGCTCGGGCTGGATGTTGGCGACGAGATCGAGGTGGTTGGCACCAACGGCGGCCTCTACCTGGTGAACGACATCACCTCAACGTCGATGACGCTCAACTACAGCAACGGTTCGCCGGCCAATGCGTTGCAGACCGGCTCCGGAAATGCAGCAATCGGCCCGCGTGGGCTGCGCTATCGGATCACGGCGTACAGCGCGCAGCAACTCACCGTCGAGCGGCTGACCAGTGCGGGTGGTGTCGATGTTGACTGGCCAGGATTCACCGCTCTCAACTCGTCTACGTCCCGAGTCACCATCGATCCGACCAGTCTAGAAGGGGGCTGGCGCGGTCCCTTCCCGGCGTGCCCTGTATCGGAGAAGACCAACTTCGTCGAGATCGACGTATTTTGCCCGGAAGGGCTTTGCGGTGTAGGCAGGGAAGGGCAGATCTACCAGATCCGCACCTATTACGACATCCAGTGGCGAGACATGGCCATCGGCGGCGCATGGACGACGGTCAGCAAGAACCATGCTGGCAGTTCTCTCGACCAGCAGGGTTTTACGGACGGCATCTCGCTTCCGTACATGATGCGGCCCGAGTTTCGCATCAGAAAAGTGTTCGTCAACCAGGGCGGCAACTCAACATCCGAGTACCGAGACCGCACCCAGTGGTACGGGATGCGCGCGCGCCTACAGGCTCCATCGTCCTACGCCGGAGTCACGACGATGGCCGTCAGGTATCGGTCGTCTGACCGTATCGCAGCGCAGACCGAAAGCCGCGTTTCGGTGGAAGCTACTCGCATGCTACCGACTCGGCAGAACGGTGCATGGACGAGCGAGATCGCTACGCGAGACATCGTCCCGTTCCTCTGCTACATCGCCAAAGAGCGCGGCTACACAGACGCCGACCTCGACCTAGAAGAGCTCGATCGGCTTGACGCCATCTGGAAGGACCGCGGCGACACGTTCGACATGATCTACGAGGACGGTAAGGTCACGGTCGCGCAGGTCATGGACGATGTGCTTGCCGCCGGGTATGCGGAGAAGACGATCAAGCGCGGCGTGATCTCCGCAGCCCGAGACGAGCCAAGGACCACATTCGGGCACATGTACTCGCCGCAGAACATGGATGGTCCGCTGAGGATCAGCATCAGCGCTCCGTCTGAGGACGACTATGACGGAGTCGATGTTGAGTTCGTCAATGCCAACGGCTGGATAGAAGATACCGTCCAGTGCCGCCTGCCCGGGGATGTCGGCAGGAAGGTCGAGAAGATCACGGCTGTCGGTGTCACAAACCGCGATCGCGCCTGGCGCTACGGGATGCGCCGCCGGATGGCTCAGCGATACCGGAGAACAGAGTATTCGTTCGATACCGGCCTGGACTCGCTGAACAGCGAGTTCTGGGACTACGATGCCCTTGCCGGCGATGTTCCCGGCCCAGGACTGGCGCAGAGCGCATACCTGAAATCGTTCGTGATCTCTGGAAGCTCGGTGCTGATCGAGTCCAGTGAGCCACTTGACTGGTCGCTGCTGAACTCGCCAGCGCTCTACCTGCGGCGCCCAGACGGAACGGTTTCCGGTGGATATCCGGCGTCGAGGATCGACGACTACCGGCTGAGCATTCCCAGCATCGATTTCATCCCTGATGTTTCTTGGGAGATCGAACCTCCACACCTGCTGCTGGGAAACCCATACCCGGCCCTGATCAGTTCCATCGATCCCAACGGCAATACCTCGGCATCCGTTCGTGCGGTGAACTACGACCCCAGGGTCTACACCTACGACAACGCCAGCGCCCCAAACTGACCGAACACACAAATTCAGAGCCCGCCATAGAGCGGGCTTTTTCATGCCCGGAGAATTTGCATGACTACATACGCCACCGGTAACCCGCTTGGCTCCAAAGACCCGCGTGATTTGTACGACAACGCCGAGAACTTCGACACGGCTATGAACGACCGCGAGAATTTGGCATGGAACGATCGATTCGGCGTTTCCAGAAAAACCTGGTTTGGACTTGAGCAGCAAGTCGCTGACTTTCTTGCCGCTCAGGGCTACGAGCCGGTGCCGCTGGAGTACGTCGACGGCTCACCGCTGACCGTAGATCGTCCGACCCAACTCATCGAGCGTGATGGCAACCTCTACAGCGTCAAGCTGCCGGCATCGTTCCCGGTTGAGCTGACCGGTAACTGGGCGACCGATCAGAATTTACTTGTCGCCCAGGTAGACCGCTCGCTGCGTCAGCAACTGAGAGATTCTGGCGGATCAGGGATGGTGGGATTCAATGCGTCTGAATCTTACCCATCAGATACAATCGGCTACGAGGTAAATACCCTTAGGGCGCTCAAGGTTGTAGTAGTTACAAATTACGGCGCCACTGGCAACGGAACGACTGATGACACGGCAGCGATTCAGGCTGCCATTGCAGCAGCAGGGCCGTATTCAGATGTTGTATTCCCGTCTGGAACCTACCTGATCACCTCTACGCTCACCTCCCTGACTGGACAGCGCTGGCTTGGCAGGGGCGGACAACGAGGGACCACTATCAAGAAGGGCGCCAACATCGACATGGTGGTAGTAGGTACGCTATCCACCATTCTTGATATCAACCTGGAAGGCGTTGGTGCTACCTATACAGGTAAGGGGTTCCGTATCGTCTCTGGATTTAGCCAAACTATCACCCGGTGTCGTGCGGTAAACATGGGCGGTAACCCCATGTGGTTCGATGTCGACGCAGGTGGCGGGGCTAATGTGACATGCTTTGAAGGTTATCCCGTAGATCCAGATGCCTATGCAGGAATCCAGATTGCTGGTGATACCGGGGCTCATCCTCGATTTTTCCGTGGGATTTGGCTAAGCGGTGCAAACTTCGCGCTCGGCCCCGGCGGTGGCAATGGTGGGAGTCTATCTGAGTTCTACATCAGGACTTTCGTATTTGATCCGACATCTACGCTTTTCCATATTTCAAATGGAAGGTGTTCTACTCCATCTACAACTATTAGGGGTTTTGATCACTCCATTGATGGAGTTGCATTCCCTGGACCATTGACTCTTGACTCTGCCCAAGGGATTAATTTTGGACCATCTTGTGGGATAAATAACAACTTCACCGAAGTAAACTCACAATACAACGCTGTCTATATCCAGCGTCGGACTTACACTCCAACGTGGACGCAGTCTACTGCTACACCATCTATAGGTAATGGTACTCTTACCGGGAATTTCGTTAGATCTGGTCATATGTGCCACCTCCAGCTTGAGCTTATTGCTGGATCCACCACCACCTTTGGAGACAGTGCCTCAGCTTATAGATTTTCGCTACCCTTCCCGGGGCATCTGTCGTTTAACCAGCGTGGATTCCCTGTAAGAATCTATGATTCGAGTGCTGGGGCGGATTTTACTGGGTGGGTCAGTATTCCGGCCGGCTCTTCAGAGTTTACGATCTCTTTCGGAGGACAGCAGGTTAGGGCGTCTTCGCCCATGACATGGGCAAATGGAGACATCTTGCAGTGCTCATTTTCGTACATGGTTAGGTAGGTTCGAATCGCCACAGGGATGTGGCTATCGGATACAATCGGCGCCTGTCAATCTGGAGGACGCCATGTACGCGATGCTCACCGGGGTAACCCTGCTCATTTTTTCAGTGCTTGCAAGGCTTCTAGCGCGTAGCGCCGTACATCCTTCGGTCGCTATGCCGGTCACCTGGGGGTTAGGCCTTCTCGGGGTCAGCCTAGCATCTATGATAGGTTTCTACCCCGTCGAGTCCGACGCTCTGCTTATTTTCCTCGCTGGTGTCCTTTCGTTTTCACTCTCGTCCGCTATTTTCTCTTTCATCTACAATTCATACACTTCTCCATATAGCTATAACATTCTTTTCGATAGAGATCTTCGAGCTAAATCTCTAGTTTTTTTCTTTTGTGTAGCACACTTGTTTTTTCTCACAGTAATCTACAGGGATTTGTCCTCTATTGCTCCCACGCTTCGTGAGGCGGCATATATTGTTCGTGCGCAATCAGTATCAGGGGAGCCACTACTTAGTACGTTGTCTCTGAACTATCTCCAGCTTGGTCAAACAGTAATACCTCTTGTGGTCTTGCTTTATCTGCGCGGTAAGTGTGGGGCTATAGGTATGCTGGCTGTTTCTGTCCCATGGATAGCTGTCATACTTCTGGCAAGCGGGAGGTCGTCTCTTATGCAGATGCTTGTCGGGTTGTTCTTTATCTATGTTCTGGTAAAGGGTCGGCCATCCATCAAGAGCATTTTTGTAATAGGTGTGGCAATGTTCTTGGTTATTGCTGTTGGCGCTGTTGCAACATCTAAGATCCAGTTTCACGAAGGTGATGGAATTTCTACTTTGCTAGTTGAGCTTTACCGCCACGTGGCTGGATATGCCCTGCAAGGGCCCGTTTTATTTGATAGGTACTATCAGGGATTGATTCAGGTTGAACCGCATTGGTCGCCTTTTAACGGGCTCTGCAGTATGGGTTATATATTGGGCTTGTGTGAGAAGCCGATTCAGCATCTAGATTTTTACGCTTATGCTCCCGGTGAGCTTGGAAACGTATACTCAGTATTCTTCTCTATGTACCCTCACTATGGTGCTTTAGGTGTTGTTTTCTTCATGGCTGCTTATGGGATGGTTTGTTCGTATGCATACTGTAAAGCCAAGAAGGGTAGTCTGTATTTCACAATTCTTTCCTCGTACTTCTTTTCTGCAATCGTGTTTTCCCTGTTCAGTGACCAGATATCAACGTCATGGTGGTTCTACGTCAAGATGACGATAATTCTTGGGTTGCTATGCTTTGTGTTCAAGCGAGAACGAATGTTTGTAATACGGATGCCACAGGCGACTAAATGATTTCGTATATTTTATGTGAATCATAAGTCGAGAGTTTAAAGGCCCGCATTAAGCGGGCTTTTTTATTTCAGGAGAGCGTATGCCTATCACTGAGCAGCAGTTGCTGCATGTCCTCCCGAACGCCGGCCCTCGAGCCGGCGTTTTTGTTGGTGCGCTGAGCCGCGGGATGACGCGCTTCGGTATCACTTCGCCGGTGCGCGCGGCGGCGTTCCTGGCGCAGATCGGGCATGAGAGCGCCCAGTTGACCCGGCTGGTGGAGAACCTCAACTACAGCGCCCGCGGCCTGGCTGCGACCTGGCCGAGCCGGTACCTCGGCGCCGACGGCCAGCCCAACGCCCTGGCGCAGCGCCTGGCGCGCAACCCCCGAGCCATCGCCAACAACGCCTACGCCTCGCGCAACGGCAATGGCGACGAGGCGTCCGGCGATGGCTGGTGCTACCGCGGGCGCGGGCTGCTGCAGATCACCGGCCGGGCGAACTACCGCGCCGCCGGCGCCGGGCTGGGCCAGCCGCTGGAGCAGGAACCCGAGCTTCTCGAGCAACCGGAGTGGGCGGCGATCTCGGCGGCCTGGTGGTGGGCCAGTCACGGCTTGAACGACCTGGCCGACCGCGGCGAGTTCTCCGCCATCACTCGGCGCATCAACGGCGGCACGAACGGCCAGGCGGAGCGCCTGGCGCTGTGGGAGCGGGCCAAGGCGGTGCTGTCGTGATCTCGGCCCGCGTGATTTCGATCGCGCTGGCCTGCCTGCTATTGGTCGGCCTCGGCACCGCCGGCGGCGTCTGGATCGGAGCGCGGCACTACCGGCCGCAGTTGGATGCCGCGAGCGCGGATCTGGCTGCCTGCCGTGCCTCCCGGGGAGAGTTGGAGTCCGCAGTGGCGGAGCAGGTCCGGCAGGTTGCCGCGCTGCGCCTGGCCGACGAGCAGCGCGCCCGGGATGCCGCGCAGGCTGTGGATCGGGGACGGCAGCAGGCCGCGGAGCAGTATGCCGAAGCCCAGCGCCTGGTACGTGAGCGAACCGCCGGTGAGCAGTGTGCGGCCGCCGAGGCGGTCATCGATCAGGAGTTGGGCCTATGAAACTGCAGGCGTGGCGAAAGACTGCAGGTGCAGCGATTTTCGGCAGGTGCAGCCGAAAGGCGCAGGTGGTGCAGGTGCTGGGGTTGGTGTTCGCGCTGGCGGGATGCGCCGGCCAGGTCGAGCCTGAGCCGCGCACGGTGCGCGTAGAAGTGCCGGTGGCGGTGCCATGCCGGGTGCCGGCGGTCGAGGTTCCGGCCTGGGCAACTGCTGGGCTGCGAAAAGGCGACGATCTACAGACCAAGGTCAGAGCGCTGCTGGCCGAGCGCCGGCAGAGGATCGGTTACGAGGCGCAGCTCCTGGCTGCGAATCAGGCCTGTCAGGATTAGGAGTAGACTACGGCCTTTTCCTACGAGGGCAGGGCGATGCTTGTGATTCGACTGGTGGGGAAGTGGACGCTGAAGCTTGATCGGAAAGTGAGCGACACGAACAAGGCGGGGGTTTGGTCGTTCCATTGCTCCGAGAGCACGTTCGTGCCAGGCATGGATAGCTTGCTGCGGCATGCTGCCATTCGTCCGGCTGAGCCGGCAGAAGGGAAGAGCACCGAGGTAGAGGTGGCCATCTGTCGGCCTGGTGATCCGGAGGAGAAGTGGATTCCGGTTGGGAAGGGCGTGGCGGTCTATGAGGCCGAGCGCTGATTTGGTCTTTTTTTCCTCCAAAACGCTACCGTAAGCATTTGATTCTGTTGGCTTGCGGATGTTCTCAAACGAAGTGATTTTTGATGGTATTTTTCGTCATAACTACTTGATGCATATAGGGAAAAACAAATTCTATCGTGCGTCCCAGGCTTTGATGCCGTAGAGAACGTAGGTCATTGCTTCTCCCGAGGCCCGGGTCTTCCCGGGCCCTGCCGATAGGTCGCCGAAAGGTGATCGCCGGATTATGCCACGTCGTTCCGCCCCTGTGCGGTCTCGGGGCTACCGCGCTCGGGAGCGGCGTGACGGCAGATAGCCGTGGACGGGCGGGCGGACAGGGAGCCGGGCTGTTTCCCTGGCCGGGAACGGAGAGAGCGCAGGTTGAACAGGTCGATTCGGCTCGCTGGAGAGCATCCTTACCGGTACTTTCGGAATGCTCCGGTCCGCGCTGTACAATCCTTCCCCCGCCGAGGAGATTTCCCATGAGTTGCATCGGTCGCCAGATAGACCAATTACGCCTGCAGATACCGGGCTTCGCCTGCAAGCCCGGCTGCCACGATTGCTGCGGGCCGGTTACCGCCTCGTCGGAAGAGATGGCCCGCCTGCCGGTGAAGAGCGAGGCCGAACACGACGCCGCCCTGGCCGAGTGGAACTGCGTCCATCTCGGACCGAACGGCTGCGAGGCCTATGAGGAACGTCCGCTGATCTGCCGGCTGTTCGGCACCACGCCGAACCTGCCCTGCCCGGAGGGGCGGGGCCCGAAGTGCCGGTGGCGGAGCAGGTGGAGCGACAGGTGCATGCGCTGATCGCCAGCACTCGCCAGGTGCTGGTGTAGCGGCCTGCCCGCCGCTAGGTTTCCGCGGTCTCGGTGGCGCGGGACTGCAGGGCCGGTTCGAAGGCTGGTTCGGGCGGCGTTTCCTCTAGGGGCATCGGCTCGTCCGCAGAGAGTTTCTGGATAACCGCGGCGATCCGCTCGATGCTCTCTTCGAGCTCGAGCACCCGGTTGACCATGTACAGGATCATCTCCGGCGAACTCAGGTGCGCCAGCCGCATGGTCGCCTGCAAGTCGTCGTGGCGGTTGTCCCGGTCGGCCATCAGTGTCTCAGCCAGGCTCTTCAGCAACAGCATCTCGGCGCGCCTCAT